AGAACAAATAAATCATGCCAGAGTAGGCCTAGATCATCACTTAGAAGGTCTAGGCTATTTTAACAATCAAGACAAGCCTTCTGATCGTGCAGAAATGTTTATGTCTTTGTTTAACTTCAGTATTAAGCCGTATTATCTTAATTTTAAAGGGCATATACTGCTTGTAGTAGATAGGAGTGGTTTGTATACATCTTTAGGTTATGATCCTACTAAATGGATAAATGACACTATCCAAACAATAAGGACTTATACAGATAGAGACATTGAAGTAAGATTTAAAAACACAGATGTTGGATTTGCACGTTCTATAAAAAATAACATTATTAATAACTACAAAAATGTCTTTGTAACTATTCCAGATAAAATGATGGATGTGTATGATAACTATAATGATTATTTTTGTGTGGTCGTCTTTACATCAAATCTAGCTGTATCAGCTGCTATTAATGGATGTCCTGTTTTTGTTACAAATAGAAACTCCTGGGCCAGCAGAGTTGGAAACAATATAAATAATATTAATGAACCTAAACTTATAGATAGAACACAATGGTTTTATAATCTATCATATTCAATATGGTCATTTGATGAAATAGCTAATGGTACTGTTGCCAGGCACTTGAATTTAAAAGAGGAATGAAATGAGTAATTATTACTGCTTTACCACCTTCCCAGATATCTATTGGGATTATTATGCAAAGAACATGGTTGAATCGTATGTCAAGTATTTTCCAAAAGATTGTCATTTACATGTCTATGTAGACACAAGAGAAGATAAAGATTATAGTAAATACATGCTTGCAGACAATGTTCATGTATATGATTATTATAACTCTTGTCCCGACCTAATTGATTTTAAAAATAGGAACAAAAATAGAGAACACAACAATTTTAAACCGTTTGAAGAAGTATTAGACGATAGAACAATCAAATCTAAATTTAGATTTCAGGCATATAAGTTTGCTTATAAGGCATTTGTTACCATTAAAGAATTACAAGAAACTAGAGCTAAAAATGCTATTTGGTTAGATGCAGATATGTTTTTTGACCAAAAGATTGATTATAAGTGGTTAGACCTTTTACTTAACAATAAAGATATCGCTTTTATGGACAGACGTCCTAAAAGATTTCCAGAAACAGGATTTGTAATCTGGGATACAGAATCTAAACACTTTTCTACGTTCTTGTACCATTATAAAAACTGCTACGAGAAAGATCATTTATTTAATCTAAGAGAATGGCATGATGCTGTTGCATTTGAACATAGTATCATAGAAAGTGAAAAGACTGGTCTCCAGACAAACAATTTGTCTTTGAGTAGAGATGGCAAAATGTCTCCTTATAGCCATGTTCAAGCTACAGGAATATTAGGTGAGAGGATGGATCATATCAAAGGTAAAAGAAAAGATATTGGACATTCAAAAGAAAGAGTAAAATATAGATAATGAAAATCCATTCGTTATTGTGGCCAGTTCTTTTAAGAAGAGCAGGATCAAAAAAAGGAAGTCAATCTCATCCAGTCGGTAAAGCATTGCACGACTTAGCTAATAGCACTGGAGGAAAAGTATTTACTGAAAGATGCCAACCTTCAAATAGTGATGACGTTATTAATGTTACTTTTGCAGCAGCTGTTAAGTTTAAAGATATCTATCCAGAATTACAAAATCTCAACAATGTGTTTTACTTAGATTTGGGTCCTTTTGCTGGAACTCAAAAACTCAATAAATTTGATACGTTTAGATTGTGTTATGATCATCCTGGAAACACAGGATTGATTGGATCTTATGACGACAAAAGAAATTTTATTTACAATGATCATTTTAAAGTTAAGAACTATAGACAAGGTAAAAACATTTTAGTTCTTACTCAACACAATACAAGTTTTATGTTTCCTAGAGATGTTAATCATTTTGAATGGACAGAGACTTTAGTTTCTAAATTAAAACAATGTACAGATAGACCTATTATTGTTCGTCCTCATCAAAGATCAAAAGTAGAGCTCGACCAATGGAAAAGAATAGAACAAAAAAATGTGTCATTATCTCCAAGCTATCTTTCTAACAAAAAGACAATAGAGTCAAATATTCAACAAGACTTAGAGAATGCACACGCAGCTGTGACATTCAATTCTGGATCTATTACTGATGCTTTACTAGATGGTGTTGTTGGTTATAGTTTTGATATTAAGTGTATTGGTTGGGATGCATGTTATAATGAACTAGATTTAGACAGTATAGATTCTAATGATGGGATTGATAGAGATCAATGGTTGCAAAAAATGGCATACGCTTCTTGGTTTCCATCAGACTTCTTAAATGGTAATGCCTACAAATATTTGTGCAATTCGTACGAAACTGTTTTAGGAGCTTCAAAGTGATCTATGGTTGGCTTGATCCTAAATCTAAAAGGAAGAAAAAGAGTGTAGGTTTTCTTTTAGAATCGTGCAACAAGGATTTTCAGTTTGTAGATAGAGGTGCAAAAAAACTTCCTAAAGATGCAACTTTGTTAGTATCTCGTGGTTTACTAAGAGGAGGTTCAGACTTTTATAAATTGGCTACTAAAAGAAAAGTAGATTATGTATACATGGATAATAGTTTGCTGGATTCTATAAAGCAGAATAATATATACAGATCTAATGTCAGATTATCAGTTAACTCTTTTGTTCCAAGATACAAAGAAGATTTTATTTACAGAACAGGAAAATGGGATGTAGATAAATGGATAGGTGCAAAAGGCAGTTATATTCTCATTGCTCCTCCTTCGCCACCTACTATGGACATAACAAATAGTCACGACTGGTTAGAAGACACTATTAAAAAAATACGAAAAGTAACAGACCGTCAAATAGTTGTAAGACAAAAACCAACCGATCAAATTAGAGGGTCCGAAGAATTTAGTAATAATCTTGAAACATCAATCAAGAATAGTTATTGTTTTATTACATATAGCAGTTCGTTGATTTGTGATGCTGTTAAATATGGAATTCCAGTTCATAGTCCTAAAGAAGGATTTAATTTTGGATTCAAACTAGAGGACATTGAAACCAATAATATAAATATAGAACAGGACAGGATAAAGTTTTTAGATTTTATTCTAAGCCATAATATGAACCATGATGATTTGAAACGTGGTTATGCATGGAAAGTAGTAAAACACGAATTGAAAATGTTAGGTAGTAAAAATGAGTTTTAATGTTTATATTGGATGGGATAGTAGAGAAGATATTGCTTATCAAGTAGCTAAACATTCCATTAGTAGAAGATCCCATAAAATCAACACAAATGTAATTCCCCTTAAATTATTCGAATTAAAAGATCAAGGAATCTATACTAGATCAACAGATAAGTTAGGTTCTACTGAATTCACTTTTAGTAGATTTTTAGTTCCTTATCTAAACAACTACAAAGGTTGGGCTATGTTTGCTGATAGCGATATTCTTTGTATGACCGATATATCTAAAATCTTAGAACATAAAGATGACAAATATGCTGTAATGTGTGTACAACATGATTACACTCCTAAAGAGGGTACTAAGATGGATGGCAAGCAGCAAACGCAATATCCTAGAAAGAACTGGTCTTCTGTTGTATTATGGAACTGCTCACATCCTTCTAATGCTGTAGTGACACCAGAGTTAGTTAATACAGAATCTGGAATGTATATGCATAGATTTATGTGGCTTAAGGATGAAGAGATTGGGTCTCTTCCATACGAATGGAACTTTTTAACAGACTGGTACAAAGAAGGAGATCCAAATATTCTTCATTATACAGAAGGAGGCCCTTGGTTTCCAGAATATACAAATTGTGAATATAGTGAAGTATGGAAAGAAGAAGTAAAACATTTATTTAATATAGATCAATTCAGGTGGCCATTGAAACCATGATTATATTAGTAACAGGTGGTTTTGATCCTATCCATAGTGGACATATAGAGTATATCAACTCAGCTAAAACTCTTGGCGGCAAATTAGTAGTGGGTCTTAATTCTGATGATTGGCTTATCAGAAAGAAGGGCAGAAATTTCTTATCGTTTAAAGAGAGAAAAAAGATTCTACTAAACATTAGATCGGTTGACCATGTAATCGAATTCGACGATAGCGATGATACTGCAATAGATGCTATTGAGACAGTGAAGAAACTTTATGGGCAAAAAGCAGATATTATCTTTGCTAATGGTGGCGATCGAGGTCAATCTAATATTCCAGAATATAAAAAATATAGTACTCTATCCAATAACAATGTAAGTTTTGCATTTGGAGTCGGAGGAAATAATAAACTCAATTCGTCTTCTGATATTTTAGAAGAATGGAAAGCTCCAAAGACTTTACGTAAATGGGGTCATTACAAAGTGTTGAATGAAATAGCTCCTAATATCAAAGTAAAAGAATTGGTAGTAAACCCCAAACAAAATCTTAGCATGCAAAGACACAAGTTTAGAAATGAATTGTGGTTTGTAGCAGAGGGTGAGGCATCTTTATATTCTCTTAGCAGTGCTTCTACAGATGAAGAATTAGTTGGTAAATACAAACAATATGATAAAATAGAAATAAAGAAAGATTCGTGGCACATGCTTGCTAACGAAACTTATCACCCACTTAAAATAATTGAAATTCAATATGGCGATAATTGTATTGAAGAAGATATAGAGAGAAAAGATGAGTATTAAACCAGTTAAAATACCAAAAGGGTTATACAATCCAAAATGGTATCATACAGACTTTTTGCATTCGCCTGATGGTATAAAAGAGTTTCCAAATCACCATTGCAAACTTACATGGGTTGAAAGTAAGCCTTTTGTGAAGTCGTTTCGTAATGCTGTTGATGTAGGAGCCAGAGATGGTGAATATGCAAGATATCTACAACATCATTTTAATCATACCTATTGTTTTGAGTTTAAAGATAGAACAAAAAGAGTAAAGTATAATGTTGATGTCAATAAGGTTTCATATTATATTACCGCTTTGGGTGAAATAGACGAAACGGTTGTAGCTAAAGGTGGTGTTATCAGACCTAATGTTGATCCTAATGGTCCAATGCCTGCCAAACACAGAAGAGTTCAAGTTAGAAGATTAGATGATTTTAATCTTAAAGATGTTGATTACATTAAGCTAGATGTAGAAGGATATGAATTGAATGTAATAAAAGGAGGGTTGAATACTATTAAAACTTATTGGCCTCTTTTAGTTATAGAACAAAATGATCCTGACGGATCTACTCCAGCAATGGATTATTGTATTAATGAACTTGGATACAAGCATGTAGCTACATGTCCTAGAGGATGGGATAGAATTCTTATAAAAGAATGATAAGTGAAGATACTATTTGTGATTACATCAAGGGTCAGAATATTTTAGTTTTAGGTAATGGGCCTTCTGATGCTGAGCCTTATGATTATGATAAAGTGATTAGGTTTGGAGTAGGTCTTAACGGAGGTCCTTGTGACATCTGGGTTGCCAACTTTATGACTCGAGGAGGTTGTTATATTGAAAATGGAACATTTTACAGAAGAAACAGAGGACACAGTGCAAAAGTTCCTATAACTCTTTTTCCTTTTGAATACATCTTTAGACTATCTCAAGACCAACATGACTATCCAGAAGAGTGGAAACAACATACTTGTTTTGTAGCTAGAGATAAATGGATGGAAATTAGAAGAGAGTTATATCATCAACCTCTAACTGGAACTATGTTTTTGTATTGGTTATTAAACTTTGGACCAAGAAACATTAACATTAACGTGGCAGGATTTGATGGGTTTGATTCTGATAATATATATCACAATCTAGGTCCAACTAGAATTCACAGACTAGATAAAGACAAAGAAGTTTTTAAAAAATGGGTAGATGAAAAAAGATTTAACTGGATAAAATAGGTGATTAAATGATAGCAGGTAAAGTTTGGGGTCAGACTGAATTGATCCATGCAAATGGAGTTTTAGAATTTCATAGAATTGAGTTTGAAGCAGATGCACAATGTTCACAGCATTTACATCAATTCAAATGGAATGGCTTTTACGTAGAGACTGGCAAGATGTTAGTAAGAGTATGGCAAGAAGGCGAGCAAGATGGTTTGGTTGATGAGACTATTTTAGGTCCTGGAGATTTTACTTGTGTTCGTCCAGGTCTAGTCCATCAGTTTGAAGGCATAGAAGAAGGTGTTGCATTCGAGTTGTATTGGGCTGAATTCAATCACAATGACATTGTTCGGAGAACACAAGGCAAAAAGATAAACGAAGATTGTTATATCAACGATAAAAATGATTTGAAAATTATCTCATAACTTGTTGACTTTATTTCCATTTTGATATATTGTTAATAAAAATGGAAAGAGTGATGAGAAGTTTTTTATTGACAACAGCATTTTTGCTTTGTAGCTCAGCTGCATATTCTACGACGCCTTGTGACTATGATCATAATGCCTCAGAGAATTATACGTTTACTATAAATGCAGTAAAAAATGTTTCGTATGAAACTTTAGATATAGCTGACACTGCTCGAAAATGTGTTGCTAATATGGAACTTCTTATCGACGACGAGTGGCGTAAATCAAATGGAGTATACGTCTTTGGTCCAGATATTTCCCAGAAACTAGCTTGCGAACGTGCTGAACTATCAGCCAAGGAAAATGCATTAAAAATGTATTCGCCTGTTAAAATCAACTCAGAAAAAAATCTTAATTGTGAGTTGACTAATAACACAAAAGCAGTTACAATAGAAAAAATAGAAAATTGTAGAGAATGGAAAATCGTATTCGTTAACGGTATCCAGACTAGAGCATGGAGAAATATTTGTGATTAAAGCTATATTTTATATTATGTTAGGTGTAGGAGCCTATCATTTTGCACCTCAAATAATTGATGTGTTTATTGATTCAGGTGCTCGTGACGTAGTAATCAATGAATTGGAGAAAATGTAATGAAAAAAATTGTACTACCTATGATAGGCGTTCTTGCTTTGTCTGCTTGTGGCAAAACAGTTACTAAAGAAGATGTGTTAGTAAAAAGATTTGAATACAACACAAAACAAGTAGAAAAAACTTCTGATGATATTCCTAAGTGGTTTCTTGAACTTCCTAGTAAAGACAGTTTTACTTATTCAGTAGGTACAGCTATTACTCCAGATTTGCAATTGTCAATTGATCTGGCAGTAATGAATGCTAAAACTACATTAGCAGATTCAATGAATAGTAGACTTAGGTCTCAAACTAAATCGTTTATTAGTAAGTTGGGATCTGATGATATTGACAGTTCTGTAATCAATGAAGTAGATAAGGCTACTCGTAATATTGTATTAGATGCTGATGTTAGCGGTTGGGCACAAAAAGAAATGGAAGTTCAACCATCTGGTACACAATACCGTGTTTACGTTCTTTTGGAATACAGTGAAGTAAAGGCTCAACTAGCTCTTCATAAACGACTTACAAATGATAAAGTTTTGTTGAATAAGATTGCTGCCTCTCAAGCATTTCAAGACCTTGATAATGTAGTTGAATCCATCCAAAACAAAGAATCAAAGAATTTGGATAAAATAGTTGATTCAGTAGTAAGTCAATGAAAAGGTTAGTTTTAGGTCTCTTTCTCCTCACCTCTCCAGCTCACGCTGGAGAGGTTTCTTTTCTAGTACCTTTTGTAGAAATACTTAGTGCTTATACTTGGAAAGATAACTACAAGAGACTTCCCCAACTTACAGAACAAAATATTCCTAGGCACAAAGAAGTTATAGCTACTATCAGAGAAGAGATAAAAGACATTAGATATTATCCTTGTGAGAATTATTATGCAGAAGATGAATCAGGACTTGTATGCAAATCTGAAGATGGAACCTGGGAAATAAAAGAATTCCAAAAAAAATAACTTTTTCTGAAAAAAAGTGTTGACCTTTAATTCATTATGAGTGATGATGAATTATAAGATGAGAAATGAGGAGTGAGTTATGTACAGAGTTTATCAAATCCCTTCAAAGACTTTAGAAGAGATCCACCCACAATCACCATTTATGTATGGTAAGGGGGACAACAAGTTCTTTGATCTAATGGCTAATATTCAACATTACAAGCATGTGGCTAATCTTGACGTTGAAACTTTGGATGAAGCGTTTGAAGTAGGCAACATTGGTCCTGAAGAAAAGTATACACGGTTTGCTCCTATGCATTCTGTATCAGTAGGTGATATCCTTATCAGCGATTCAGGTTCTACATATGTAGTTGCGTCATTTGGTTTTGACCTTATCGAGCCACAGTTCATGCTTGCAGTAGAAGAACAGTATGAGGAGGTAGCATAATGAAACTAGAAACTGCAAAAAAGATCCTTAAGGATCGCGCTGAAAACTTCTACGGTAAAACCGTAGCTTGGTTGATTGATGATCTGGATAGATGTTTTGAGGAAGTAGGTTACTACAACGAAACAGATAAAATTGTTCAGGCTTATAAAATTGTAAAGAAGGAGTATTGCTAATGAAAACGTTTTTGGCTGTAGCTTTTATTCTTGGTTCCATTATGTTAGTTGGAGCTATTGAAGATCCTTGTACAACAGAAGGATTAGCTCCAGGATGTATGGAAAAAAATAATTAACTTTTTCTTAAAAAAAGTGTTGACCTTTTATAATTACTATGGTATTATGAAAGTATAATTAAGAGAGGAGAAAAAAATGGGTAAAGTAAAAGCATGGTGCATGGATCTAGAAGAGCAGTTTTTTGAGGCTGCTGCTGATGTTTGTCACGAGTGTGAGTCTTTTGAGGAGTTCGAAGATGTAATGAAGCCTCAGTTAGATTTGGTTCGTCATATGGACAAAGAAGAGATCCATGATGTAATGTGTGAAATTTGGAATGACGTTTGGTCAGACTATAACTAGAGGAGTGATTATGTATCAGAATATTTTTCAAACTGGGTTTAAGTCAACATGTTATGTGACTAACTCTGCTGGTAACGGTAAAGTCCAGCACACTTATGGGATTGCAGATACTGAAGAGAAGTCAGTAGACATTGCACTAGAAAAATTGCAAAAGTTTGGATCCCCTGAGAATCTTGTAGAGATTGTAACTGTACCAGCTACATCTGCAGAGATGCTCACTAAGGATCTTACAATTTTCCCTGCAGGGGAAGGGGTCACGCCCTAATACGTGCACGAGGTAATGGTACCTCATAACAAAGGAGATTCCGAGCGGTTAACGCGGTTAAGCCTGTAACGGAGTAAAATTTAAGACGCAGGTGGGAAGGTAGCGCCCTCAGTAGAAAGACTACCATTTAAGGAGTTATTATGTATTCACATCGATCAGAAATAGTTAATACTAAAGGACATTGGGCAGTAGGTATTGAGTGGCCTGTAACTGGTTCAACTGGAAACAACTATAAAGTTGAAATGACTAATTATGGATTCAGTTGTGATTGTCAAGCATTTAGAAAATGCAAGCATATAAAAGAAGTTGAAAATAAATTTAATGAGGAGTAAAATATGAAAGCATCAAGCAGAAAAATTAAAGATATAGATGTTACAAGTCTATTCGATGCAGCATCAACTTATGATGTAGTTGAAATGAGAGAAGCTGTGACAAAACTTATTTCGGAATCAAGAGCACCTAATCAGGCTATTCTTAGAAAGATTCCTACTATGAGTAAACAGCAGCTAATGAAGACTCTTAGTAACTATTATCTTGCTGGCTTAGGTATGAGAGTTTATAAATGATAGTGGAGCTCAAATGGGATAAAGAGCGATTAGATACAGGTTTAATCGTCCATAGAACGGCGTATAAGCGGTTTAAAGCTGAGATAAGTAAATATAATCGTAAGTACAAAGCTGTCTATGGAATAGGCGATTTAAACAAGAGTTTTATCAGAAACTCTGTTCAATCATGTAAGGGAGATATAGAATATTTGTACAATAATTTATATCATCAATACATTTTAATTGAATAAATAGAATACAATGTTGAAGCTGATTTAAAGCTAGACTGGACACGGGGGCGGTACCCGTCACCTCCACCATAAACGCACGGAGTAATAATGATACAAGATGTTCCTTTTAAAGAAAAGTGTAGAATTTATTATATGGTAAAAGGAAATCTTTGTCGGACACATCGCAAACAAATTGAAGAGGCTTATCCTGGTTACTTCAAAAGATGTTGGCACAATGAAGAAGCATATTTGTATCAAGAAGGATTTGAAGAGAACTATCGTGCTTTTATGATGGGGGTGAAATAGGATCGACAGATAGTTAGTAGATGAGTGGAGTTGTCCCGTGCAAGCTGGGTTAACGTAAGAAACTTCTAAACGCAAACGATAACTTTGCACCTGAGATGCGCTTAGCTGCGTAATCTCCGGGCTGGCCACTTGCCTCGGAACAGAAAAGTGGCAACTTAAAGGAGATGTAAATGTTACTATTAGTAGTAGTATCTGCTTTGTGGTTTACTGATAATGCTGAGTTTGTACAAACTGCTGAGCAGCAATTAAAAGAAGGTTATGAATGGAATTATGTTGGAAAGACACCAGCTTCTGGTGTTCCAGCAATAACAATGAAAACACATGATGGTGAATATGTGTTTTTTAAATTACAAAATGAGGTTAATAGATGAGAAAATTTATTTATGATAGTTGGCATGGAGTAATGAATGCAGACATTAATCCACTAAGACACATTCCAGATTTACATGTTAGGCACATGGTATTACAAGTTCTAGCATGGATGTGGTGTATTGTGTTTTCAATGTATGTTGGAAGTTTTTGGGTTATGGGAGCATCGATGATTGCTCATGCATTGATTTTGGCTGCTATAGTTATTACTGTAGCTACGTTTGAAGCAGCTAAAAGGTATCCATCGTTTTTCAATAAGTATCCTACTTCTACACCAAGCCGAAGCAGGTATATGTATTTTAATGGAAAAAGGTATAAATATGATTCTAGTGATTTAGGTGGAGAGCATGAGTAAGAAAGTTGATTATAGTGAATTTGAAGAGGTATGTAAAGTACAACCTAAGAGTAGTATTTTAAAAGATATGTGGGATGCTATTAGAAAAGATGACAGACCACATTGGGAAATTATGGCAGACGATGCGATGAACAAAACATTGAAGTTTGCTTTGTTTTGTGTATTTGGTTATGGTTTCTATCAAGTAGTGATAGCTTTGATAGATAAAATATAAATAGTACGAGAATTGAATTCTAATATTATGATTTATTATGCTAATAATTTAGCAGACAGGAATTCATATGTTAGATCCAATTACGGCTGCAGCGACCGCAAGCGCTGCATTTAAAACGATTAAAAGCGGGTTTGCAATCGGTAGAGATATCGAGCAGATGGCCGGTGATATTGGTAGATGGATGTCATGTCTTTCAGACATGGAGCAGGCAGAGAAAGAAGCAAAAAATCCACCTATCTTTAAGAAGGTGTTCAGTGGCAAGTCAGCAGAGGCAGAAGCTCTTGAAGTGTTTATGGCCAACAAAAAAGCCAAACAACAAAGAGAGGAATTAAAACAATATATTTCGTGGACCTTAGGTCAATCAGCTTGGGATGAGCTGATCCGCATGGAAGGAAAAATTAGAAAACAGAGACAAGAAACATTATACATCCAGAGGGAAAAAAGAAGAAAGTTTATTGAAGTAACAGCAATTATAGTATTTGGTGTGATTGTGTTTGGAGCAATACTTGGATTTATAATGTTGTTAAAAGCAACTGGACACATCTAATGAAAAGAAGCCTTTTATGTGGGTTGTTATTATTTCTGTTGTTTGTTACTAGTTCGTCGCATTCGGTTGAACCTACTCAGGACCAAAAATTAAGATGGGGACTTATAGAAAAAAAGAAATTTACACTGTGCAGACTAGCAGCTAGAAAAGTTTACAATGATACTAAGTTTTGCATCTATAGAGGAGCTAACGGAACTTATGAACAATTATCTGTTCCAAAGTTTGAACTTTGCCCTTCTCAATTTCAATGTCCTTATTCGCCAAGAGTAGATGAAAATTCAATTAAGTCTATTATAGAGAAACTTGAAAGAAATATGAGATGATACATGCGTTTTTGTTAGTTGTTCTTTTGGGCGATATAGAACAGAGAAATCAACCAATGTATTTTAGAAACATAAACGAGTGTAATTATTTTGCTTCCAAATTAGTCAAAAGATATGGTAACTATACTGATTATGGTCTAGTTCCAAAAAAACACAAAGCTACTGCATATTGTAAGTTAGTATATATAGATGAGAAAACACCAGGACTGTACTAATGGGAAACAACCGAAATGAGATTAATAGTCTTAACTACAAAAAGGTGTTGACTCCCAGGGGATTACAGTATATAATAATTATGGATCACAAAGAGAAGAACAAAGCGACTTTCTTGTACAAAGGTAAAGCCGTATTTGTAGGAGATCTCAGAGTTGGTCTTTCAGTGATAGGACACACAAAATATGATACAAATAAAATCGGTTCAGACGTCAGCTAAGTTTTCTCATCAAATAGAGAATATAGTTAAGGAGAAAAAGATTCCTTATATGGATGCTATTCTTCATTACGCTGAACAGAATGATTTAGAGGTTGAATCAGTTGCAAAGCTGGTTAAAATAAATTCTACTATCAAAGAGAAATTGCTAGTAGAAGCGGAAGATCTGAACTTTATGAAAGAAAAAAGTCCTAGACTTCCAATATAAACTATAATATAATGTAACAAGTGGATAAGACGAAAATACAACGATATACAAGGAGATATACATGGCTACATCGTTCGCACAACTAAAGCGGTCAAATAAACTTGAAGATTTGACTAAAGAGCTTAATAAACTTCAAGGCAATCAACAACAACAGCAGAATGGACCTGACGAAAGGTTTTGGACGCCTTCAGTAGATAAGGTAGGTAATGGTTATGCAGTACTGCGTTTCCTTCCTGCTCCTCAAGGTGAAGATGTTCCTTTTGTTAGAATCTGGGATCATGGTTTCCAAGGTCCTGGTGGATGGTTTATTGAAAAGTCGTTGACCACTCTAGGTCAGAAAGATCCTGTTTCTGAGTATAACTCTCAGTTGTGGAATTCTGGTATTGAGTCCAACAAAGAGATTGTTCGTAAGCAGAAGCGCAGACTTCAGTTTATTAGTAACGTCTATGTTGTGAGTGATCCTGATAATAAGGAAAACGAAGGTAAAGTATTTCTTTTCAGATACGGAAAGAAAATCTTTGATAAACTTAACGAAGCAATGAATCCTGCATTCCAGGATGAAAAGCCAGTCAACCCTTTTGATCTATGGGAAGGAGCTAACTTCAAACTGAAGATTCGTAAGGTAGAGGGATATCGTAACTACGATAAGTCTGAGTTCTCGGATGCTGAAGCTCTCGATACTGATGATGAGAAGTTGGAAGAGATTTGGAAGCAGCAGTTCTCCTTACAAGAGTTTGTTGATCCTAAGAACTTTAAATCATACGACGAACTTAAAGAAAGGCTTCATAAAGTCTTGATGATTGGAGCAGCTGCAGAAGCAGCAGCTGCAAAAGATCCAGTAGTTGTTGATGATGAGATTCCAGAGACTTTTGCTCCTGTGACTCAAGAAAGTCCTGCTCCTAAGATCCAGGAGGAAGAAGACGATTCATTAGCTTTCTTTGAAAAACTAGCTACTGATGATTAATCTGTTAAAGCAGATAGAAAAACTTGATAAAAGTGAGACGCCAACATGGCGTCTCATTAATCGTACTATAAGCTGTTTATTTTTATTGTTAATTATTTTGGTTATGGTTTAAGCAGCAGGACCAGCATCAGCCACAGCAGCAACATAAAAATTATTTCCTTTAGAAGGAGTAGCAGCAGGCCTTCCTTCCACATTGTAATTAGCTGTTGTTTGTGCAACAGATACAGAAGGTGCATTGACCATTGGTCCGCTTCCAGCTCCAGCTAAATTAGCTAATCCAGCTTTATCTGCTTCTTCTTGTTTTCTGGCAAGTTCCATAGCTGTAGGACTAAGTCCTTCATTTTTTTCTAGTTCAGCATCTTGTTGTTTAGAGAGTTCATTAATTTCGTCTGCTATCAATCTATTTTGTTGCTTGAGTAATTCCGCCGCCTCTTTTCTTTCTTCATCGCTAAGAACCCTACCATTAACGGTATAACTACCATCTCTTTCCAATGCTTTTATTTTTTTATCGTTTAGTTCAGCCTCGGCAGCTAACCTTTCCATCGTTTTCTGATCTGATTCAATTTTAGCAGCACTGGCTCTTTGTTCAGATTTAGTTTGACCCTCTTCAAATTTAAACCCTCTTAGATCATTTGCCATCTTTTTTTCATCAACAAATGGAATATCAACGCTTTCAATAAATTCTGCTATAACCTCTATAACACCGTTG